TCTGCAGACCACGGAAGGCAATGTAGTCCATTACGGCTTTATCGAGAAATTTATTGAAAGCCTCGGTGAGCGTTTCAATATCCGAGAAATTGCTTTTGACCGTTGGGGTGCAGTTCAGATGGTGCAGAATCTTGAAGGTATGGGATTTACTGTTGTTCCGTTCGGACAAGGGTTTAAGGATATGAGTCCGCCTACAAAAGAGCTGATGAAATTGGTGCTGGAAAAGAAAATCGTACATGGCGGCCATCCAGTTTTAAGGTGGAATATGGATAATATCTTTATTCGGACAGACCCGGCAGGAAACATTAAAGCGGATAAAGAAAAATCAACAGAAAAGATTGACGGTGCTATTGCAACGATCATGGCACTGGATAGAGCAATTCGGTGTGGCAATGAAATGACGGAGTCGGTCTATGACACACGAGGACTTTTGGTATTTTAATTTAGAAAGGCAAGGTAGTAATCAGAATGGGAATTCTAAAAGGTTTATTTAGGACAAGAGATGCCCCCACAAACAGAACAGCAGGAAGCGCATACAGCTTTTTTATGGGTGGATCTACATCCGGAAAAAGAGTCAATGAACGTTCTGCCATGCAGATGACAGCAGTATATAGCTGTGTTCGTATTCTGTCGGAGGCAATCGCAAGCCTGCCGTTACATTTATATAAATATGACGAAAATGGCAGTAAGGAAAAAGCAATAGAGCACCCGCTGTATACATTGCTTCACGATGAGCCGAATCCTGAAATGACAAGTTTTGTGTTTCGGGAAACACTAATGACGCATCTGCTGCTTTGGGGCAATGCCTACGCACAGATCATTAGAAACGGTAAAGGTGAGGTAATAGCACTGTACCCTTTGATGCCGGACAGAATGAAAGTGGATAGAGACGAGCAGGGACATCTGTATTACGAGTACCAGGTCAGCTCCGATGATGCACCGACCAATAAAGGGGCAATCGTAAGGCTTAAACCCGATGAGGTGATGCATATCCCAGGACTTGGATTTGACGGACTAGTAGGGTATTCACCCATTGCAATGGCTAAAAATGCTATTGGTCTTGCCATTGCGGCCGAAGAATACGGAAGTAAATTCTATGCCAATGGTGCAGCTCCAAGTGGTGTATTGGAACATCCGGGAACATTAAAGGATCCGTCAAAAGTAAGGGACAGCTGGTCACAGACATTTGGCGGCAGTGCAAATTCACATAAGGTGGCTGTTTTGGAAGAAGGAATGAAGTACACACCGATTTCTATTTCTCCAAACGAAGCACAGTTTTTAGAAACTAGAAAATTTCAGATTGATGAGATTGCAAGGATATTCAGAGTACCACCACATATGGTTGGCGACCTTGAAAAGTCGAGCTTTTCTAATATTGAGCAGCAGTCACTGGAGTTTGTGAAATATACTCTGGATCCTTGGGTTTCAAGATGGGAACAGAATATGATCCGTTCCCTGCTGTCCGAGGAAGAAAAGAAAAAATATTTTATCAAGTTTAATGTGGACGGACTGCTTCGTGGTGATTATCAGAGCCGAATGAACGGTTATGCCACTGCAAGACAGAATGGCTGGATGTCTGCCAATGATATAAGAGAACTTGAAAATTTGGACAGGATTCCTGCTGAACTGGGCGGTGACCTTTATCTTATCAATGGTAATATGACCAAGCTTTCTGATGCAGGTATCTTTGCTGCAAGTCAAGACACATCAGACAGAAAGGAGAAAACAGATGAAGAACAAGAAGTTCTGGAACTGGAGGAGCCGAAAGACTCTAAACCAGGAAAACGAGGAGGACATAGAGCGAATCCTTGAGCTGTACGGTACCATTGCGGAAGAAAGCTGGTTTGACGATGATGTCACACCACAGCTTTTCAAGGATGAGTTAAATGCCGGAAGTGGAGATATTACGGTATGGATCAATTCTCCAGGTGGTGACTGTGTGGCTGCGGCACAGATTTACAATATGCTTTCGCAGTACAAAGGGAATGTCACCGTCAAGATTGATGGCATTGCCGCATCAGCGGCATCAGTCATTGCAATGGCTGGAAACACAGTGCGTATGTCACCGGTTTCCATGATGATGATCCATAACCCTGCCACGGTAGCCTTTGGTGACCATGCAGAAATGCAGAAGGCAATCGATATGCTTGCAGAAGTGAAAGAATCCATCATCAATGCCTACGTGATTAAGACAGGTCTTACAAGAGCAAAGCTTAGTCATTTGATGGATGCAGAGACCTGGATGGATGCCAACAAGGCAATCGAACTTGGATTTGCGGATGACATCATTACAAGAGCAGAAACAAAACCGAATACAGATCCTGAAGAAGAGGACGAAGATGATGAAAGCACCGAAGAGGAGAAGAACAAGAAACTTTCCGATTCGATGCTTTTTTCACGCAAGACAGTAAACAACGCTCTTATGAATAAGCTGGAAAAGCATTATTTGGTGTCTAACGATACTGTAACGAAGCAGGCAGAAATTCCTGCTCCTATAAATAATGGCACTCCGGCAAAAGATCTAAAGGAGAGACTGGACTTTATTAAGAAATTCATTTAAGGAGGAATTCTACTATGACTATTAAAGATTTAATTGAAAAGAGAGCAAAGGTGTGGGAAACCGCAAAGAACTTTGTGGAAACTCACGAGGATAAAAATGGTGTGCTTTCCGAAGAGGATACCGCAGCCTACAACAAGATGGAAAAGGAAATTGAAGATCTGACCACTGCAATTGACCGTCAGACAAGAGCAGAACGAAGAGAGCTGGAACTCTCCAAGCCTGTTAATTCTCCGATTACAGGAAAACCATTTAGAGGAGAGCAGGAAAACGAAAAGACAGGACGTGCTTCGGATGAATATAGGGATGCAATGATCTCTGCGATGCGTTCAAACTTCCGTAATGTAAGCAATGTACTTCAGGAGGGTGTGGATGCAGATGGTGGCTACCTTGTGCCGGAAGAGTATGACCGAAGACTGATTGATGTGCTGGATGGGGAGAATATTATGCGTGGTCTTGCCACTACGATTACCACTGCCGGACAGCACAAGATCAATATTGCAGCTACAAAACCCGCCGCTGCATGGATTGAGGAAGGTGGAGCATTAACTTTCGGTGATGCAACTTTTGATCAGATCTATCTGGATGCATACAAGCTTCATGTAGCGATTAAGGTCACAGAAGAGCTTCTTTATGATAATGCTTTCGGTCTTGAAAATTACATCATTACTCAGTTTGGTAAGGCACTGGCAAATGCCGAAGAGGATGCGTTCTTAAACGGTGACGGCAAGGGCAAACCAACCGGTATCTTCGACAAAACCAAGGGCGGCCAGATCGCCGGAACACTTACGGCAGCGATTAAGTCCGATGATCTTATTGATCTCGTATATGGACTTAAAAGACCGTATCGTAAGAGTGCATCTTTCATCATGAACGATGCCACACTGGCATCTCTTAGAAAGCTGAAGGATAACAACGGAGCATATATCTGGCAGCCTTCTTACAAGGAAGGAGAACCGGATAGAGTACTTGGCTATACCGTACATACTTCTTCTTTTGCTCCGACCAATGCGATTGCTTTTGGCGATTATAGTTACTACAACATCGGTGATCGTGGTTCTCGTTCTTTCGGAGAACTTCGTGAGCTTTTTGCAGGCAACGGAATGATCGGTTTCTTGGCAAAGGAGAGAGTGGATGGGAAACTGGTACTTCCGGAGGCTGTGAAGGTACTTAAGCTTAAGGAGGATACCGCATCTACTGGCAAAGCCTAAAAACAAATAACAGTGGCACTTTATGACCGCGAATTCCAGTCATAAGGTGTCACATTCTTTTAAGAGGTGGTGATTGATATGATCGTTGGTCTTGATGAGATGAAAGGGTATCTTCGTGTGGACTTTGAGGACGATGATGCGTTAATTGAAAACTTCATAGAAACCGGGCAGAACCTCTGTGCAGACATCGCCAGATTATCTGTAGATGAACTTGGGAAAATTCCATCCTTTAAGATAGCGGTGATGTATGCCGTAGCTTATCTATATGAACACCGAGAAGATGCAGACCACCATCAGCTTACGATTTCTCTTCGTTCACTTCTTGAAGGTGTGAGAAGGAGCGTGTTCTGATGAATATTGCACTTTTGAATGTGAAGATCAAAGTTCAGGAAAATGAAGTGGCAGTTGATAAAATTGGCAATCACAAAAGTATCTGGAGGGATTTCTATCAATGTTATGCCACTGTCAGTGGTGAGGGCGGTTCTGAAAAAGCTGTGGCAGGTCTTATCGTGGATGATTCGGATATTTCTTTTACCGTGAGATGGTGCAGGAAATTAGCAGATCTTGATGTAACAAAACACAGGATAATCTTTGAGGGGATAACCTACAATCTTGTATCCATTGACCATATGAATTTCAAGAAGAAATGTCTGAAACTGAAATGTGAGAAAGAGAGGAAGAAGTAATGGCAACAAAGATCGATAACCTTGCCAATGAGATTATGGAAGGTTTAAAAGAATATGCAGACCTTGCTTCTGATGATGTAAAAAAAGCTGTCCGGAAAGCTGGAAATACCGTAAGAAAAGAGATATCTGAAAATGCACCAAAGGATACAGGTGCTTATGCGAAGAGCTGGTCGGTGAAGAAAACAAAGGAAACATCAAACTCTCTTGAAGTAACTGTGTATTCAAAGAATCGGTATCAGCTGGCCCATCTTCTGGAACACGGTCATGCAAAACGAGGTGGTGGAAGAGTGGCAGCAAGACCACACATTGCACAGGCAGAACAGTCCGCAGTAGAAACACTGGATTCTGAAATAGCGAAAGCACTGGGAGGTCACTGATGGATAAGATATTACAGATGCTTGATGAAATGGGTATTCCTTTTGCATATGATCACTTTGCAGAAGGTGAAAGTCCAAATCCGCCATTTATCTGTTACCTCATTCCAGGAACAGATCATTTCTCAGCGGATGGAAAAGTGTATCAAAAGATCAATGAAATTCATATTGAACTTTATACCGATTTTAAGGACTTGTCGGTAGAAGACAAAGTGGAAACCGTGCTGGATAAGTACGGTGTTTTTTATGACCACACAGAAACGTGGATTGAAAGTGAAAAAATGTACGAAGTCCTATATTCATTTGAAATGGAGGCATAAAGCTATGGCGAATAAAGTAAAATACAATCTTAAAAATGTTCATGCGGCAAAGCTGACAAAAGGTGAAGATGGAAGTTACACATACGAAACACCAAAGGCAATTCCAGGAGCAGTAAGCATCAGTTTGGATGCAGAGGGGGATTCTTCTCCGTTCTATGCAGACGGCATCGTATATTTCCGTTCGGTATCCAATAACGGATACAGCGGTGATTTGGAAATTGCACTGATTCCGGAATGGTTCAGAACAGATATTCTGAAGGAAGAACTGGATAAAAATGGGGTTCTTGTTGAGAACTCAAATATTACAGAAACGGAGAAGTTTGCACTTCTGTTTGAGTTTGACGGAGATGTGAAGTGCATCCGTCACGTTTTATATAACTGCTCTGCATCTCGTCCTTCTATTGAGTCTGAAACTAAAGAGGACACGATTGAACCGGGAACAGAGACGTTATCTCTTACAGCAGATCCAAGAGAAGATGGTCTCGTTAAATCAAGAACCGGAGATACTACTACGGATGCTACTTACAACGATTGGTACAAAGCGGTATATGTTCCTGTTG